TTGTACGAGATGTTTCAACGACAGGCGTTGATGTCGTTTTGTCGTTGCACGAACATGCCCTACACGCTGGCGGCTGGCACTGGCAAAGACGCGAATTTTTCGTCATTCAAAGGCGACATGAAAAACGTCTGGGAGCCTGAGGTTCAGGTCGAACAGAACCGCATTCAGATGGACATTGTAGAGCGGTTGTGGCAGTGGTTTCTGGAATCTGCTGTTTTCGTTCCGGGGCTGTTGAACGGCCTTCCGGCGATTGCAGACATTGAACACCGCTGGCACTGGCCGCCATTGCCGGAACTGGATCAGGTCGAAAGTGCTCAGGCCGCTGAGATTCGACTGGCCGCTGGGCTATCGACACCGACTGAAGAACACGCACGACGCGGGAAGGACTGGGATCTGGAATCCGTCCGGGCCGCTGCTGATTTTGGTGTGTCGATTGAGGAATATCGCCGGGCGGTTTTCAGCAAGACATTCGGAATCCCGATGGCCCCCGCTATTCCCGGTGGTGGACCTGCATCACCATCAGCACCAGCAACAGGCCAGCAACCACCAACCGCGGCGGCTGGCGAATACACCACACTCGGACAGCGGGCATTCACGAACAATCAAAAGCGAATCCGGAAAACCCTGGACGCGTTGACGGTCGGCGAAATGTCCGAAGTGATGGCCGATCAAACTCTGCAAAGTATCGGCCTGAGTCCTGAGAGGTCGAAGGCTTTGATTGACGACGCACTGGGCAACGGTGTGTCTGATGATGAGATTGAACAGGTTGACGCTGAAGCCGACTTCGACGTTGCCGCTGCATTGTCTGACGTGGACCTGAAGCCGTCTGCCGGGATGATCGAAGAGGCGAAGCGAGGGCTGGCATGGCGTGACGAACACAACCGCGGCGGGACCGCTGTTGGTGTTGCGCGAGCACGAGACATAGCCAACGGGAAAAATCTGTCGCCTGAGACAGTTAGCCGAATGGTTTCGTTTTTCAGTCGTCATGAAGTGGACAAAAAGGGCAAGGGGTTTTCGCCTGGCGAAGACGGGTTCCCATCTAACGGGCGAATCGCCTGGGCCTTGTGGGGCGGTGACGCTGGCAAGTCGTGGGCGCAGTCGAAGTTTGAGCAACTGAAAAACGCTCGTGAGGTGGCGAAGTGAAAATCATCAGCCTAACAAACAAGCTGCACCTGCAAGCCGCTGATGGCAACAGGCCGCGACGGTTCAGGATTGAGGCGTACAACGGCGGACTGCTGCCGGTCGATGGATTTGAGTATCCGGTTGTCGTGGATCTGCGAGGACTGGAGACGCCGAATCAGATTCCGATTCTGATTGACCACCGCAAAGAAGTCGAAGCAACACTAGGGATCACTGATGCAATCGCGAACACAGGCGAGACGCTGACGCTGGCCGGATTGGTCACGGGAGTGTCGCCATTGGTTCAGACGGTTCTCGCACAGGATGCAGCCGGGCAAACATGGCAGGCGTCAATCGGGGCACGCGTGCTGGAGTCTGTGGAAATCCCCGAAGGGCAAACAGTGAACGTCAACGGTCAGGACATTTCCGGGCCGTTTGTGTTGGCTGTGAAAAGTGTGTTGAAAGAGACCTCGATACTGCCGCTTGGTGCGGATTCGAGCACGTCAGTTAATTTGGCTGCATCCGCAGCCGCAGCATCGAAAGGGCTGGTTATGTCGTTTGAAGATTGGGTAAAGAGTATTGGAATGGATGCGGCTACGCTGAATCCAGAACAGCAGGCTGCGTTGCAGGACGCCTACGCTGCAAAGATGAAAGTTGCGGCTGCGGACAACATGCCGGACAAAAAGCCGGAGCCTGTGGTCGCTGTTGCGCCTACCACAGCCGCAGCCGCTGCACACGTTGACCTCGTGGCCAGCATGCGTCAGCAGATGGCCGTTGAGCATCGCCGGGTTGCTGCGATCAATGCCGCTGCCGGGGGGCATCACGACATTGCAGCGACCGCCATTGAGCAGGGCTGGAGTGCAGAGAAGACTGAACTGGAAGCACTGAAGCGACGTGTTGCGACCGAACGGACGCGACCGACTTCGTTCAGTGCTGCACAGGGCAACGGGGATCAGACCCGAATCCTGCAAGCCGCCTTGTCTATCGCACGTGGGCACAACGTCGAGAAGCATTTCACCGACTCCGAATTGCAGGCCGCACACAGTCAGTATCGTGGCCGTGTTGGTCTTCAGCAGGTAATCATTCAGGCCGCTGCTGCGAACGGAATGCCGATCCATGTCGGCAGCCGATTGCATGACGGCAACCTGAGAGAGGCCCTGCAATATGCGAGCGGCCAAAATCTCCAAGCCGCATTCAGCACCGTGAGCCTTCCGGGCATCTTTAGCAATCTGGCCAATAAAGAACTGTTGGCCGGGTTCGAAGAAGAGGACAACAACTGGGAAGAAATCAGCGACGTGAAGAGCGTTGCCGACTTCAAGACCCACACCAGTTATCGTTTGCTCGATGACATGGAATACGAGGAACTCGGGCCGGGCGGACTCATCAAGCACGGCAAAATCGGTGAAGAGTCTTACACGCGGTCTGCTGACACCTACGCGAAGATGTTCAGCCTGACCCGTCGCGACATCATCAACGATGACCTCGGGGCATTCGATGATCTGCGTGTACGTCTCGGACGCGGTGCAGCACGTCGCCTGAATCGTTTGGTGTGGACGACCTTTCTGGCGAATCACACCACGTTCTGGACGACTGCCCGGACGAACTACATTGAGGGCAGCACGACCAACCTCGGGACCGATGGCGTTGGCCTGAGTGCTGGTGTGAAGGCATTCCGTCAGCGGAAGTCGCCACTGGTCAACGGTGCTGAAGCATCCAGCCAGATGACGCTGGGTGGCCGTGCAACAAAGCTGCTGGTTCCGCCGGAACTGGAAGCCGTTGCCGAAGCCCTGTACGTCGCACGCAACCTGAACGCTGTGAAGGCCGCTGACGCGAACATTCACGCTGGCAAGTATCGCGTTGTTGTTGCGTCTGAACTGTCTGACTCGGCCTATGGTGGCGGCTACAGTCCGACAGCCTGGTACCTGTTTGGCGACACGCTGAAGCCGGTTGTGACTTCGTTCCTGAATGGCCAGCGTTCGCCAACCGTTGAATCTGCTGACGCCGATTTCAACACGTTGGGCATCCAGTTCCGCGGCTACCACGACTTCGGCTGTTCGCAGTCCGAATACCTGGCAGGCGTCAAGTCGAAGGGCGCTGCATAGTCGCCTGACGGTTCATTCACCCGGCGACAATCGTCGCCGGGCCTTTTCTGAAAACATCCAATTTGGAGATGATACAAATGGCACAGGTTCCGGCGTTTTTGGTGAGTGGTGACGATGCACTGGATTACACGCCAGGTTCTGCTGTCACCGGTGGAGATGTCATTGTTCAGGCTGGTATCGTCGGCATTACAGCGACCGATCTGGCAGCGAGCGAAAAGGGATCGGTCAGCATTGAGGGGCTGTACGATGTCCCGAAGACGACCGGGGCCTGGGTTCTCGGTCAGCCTGTGTATTGGGACGCAACCGGAAACCCTGACAGCGGAGACGCTGGGACCGGTGCGGCGAATCAGACCGGGCCGGGAATCTACATGGGCGTCTGCACGAAGACCGCTGCAAGCGGTGACAACCTCGGGCAGGTGCTGCTGAATGCCCCGTATCCGAATCGGGCTGTCAGCGTGACAGCAACCACGGGCGGAGCGACCACGGGACTGATTCCGGCGGGCGCGTCCTACGTCACTGTAACCAGCGACAGTGCCGACAAGCAGATTAGTCTGCCAGCCGGTTACGTTGGTCAGGTGTTGCGGATTCTTGTGGGCACCACAGGCTGCGAGTTGATTTCAGCAGTGGCCGCTGACAAGGTGAACGAAGTGACTGTCGGAGCCACGAACGAACTGGCGTTGACGGCTGAAGCCCTCTACACCTGTGTCTACACGAAGTCCGGTTTCTGGATTGTGACTGGCCTGACAAAGTTGGGCGCAGCACAGGCCGCACTGGTTCCTGACGCACGATAAGGCTAACAAATGGCGACCGGCTTTGAAGATGCTGTCACGCAAGCTACCGAATCACTCTTGGCATTCGCTGGTGAGTCTTGCACGTACCTGAGAGGGGCATCTTCAGCCGTCGTCACGCTACGCCGTAGCAGTCTGGCCCCGCAGTACATGGACACAGGCGTTGGGCAAGTTGTCGAGGTCAGGCCGGTGGATTTCATCGGTCTGACTTCGAGCCTACCCTATGCGGTTCCGCAAGCTGGCGACAGGATCTTTTGCGGTGGCAATCGGTACGAGGTCACACCGACAACAGGTGATAAGGTGTATCGACAAATCACGCCGACGATGACCCGGATTCACACAAAACAGGTTTGATTCATGCCGACAGTTAGCCAGTCAACTGAAGCCTGTGAAGCGATCCGAAACCGAATCAACAGCGGTGAGGATTACGCTCTTGAAGTACGGGCAGAAGTGCGGGAAGAAATCACGGAAGACCTGCAGGAACTCAGGCAACTGAGGGTTGATATTTGCCAGGAGTCGGAAGAGCAACTGGCAGAAACGATTGACCTGCAAGACAACACGAGCCACATTATCCGCGTCTGGATTCGAAAGAAACTGGACACGACAACACAGGACGAAATCGAGCAACTAAAGCTGCTGAAGAGGCAGATTGAATTGCGGCTGTTGAATTACGTGACAGCAGACTGGCGCGTGAGAGTTTGGGAAGTGAGCAGCACACAGGCCCCAATCCTGGAACGTGACATGCTGCATCAGGACCGTTCATTCGTTGCCAGCGTTTCCTGTCGTGTCGAGGTGAAGCCATGAAAGCGGCAATCACTATCGACGGCGTGGAGATTCTGGTTTCGGAATTGAACGGGCTGGCCACGAAGGGCGGGCGGCGGTTGGCACAGATTGTTTTGAAAGCCGGTCTGAACGTGATTGGCAAACAGATGCAGCGCGACCTCGATCCAAAAGTGAAAGAGGCTGGAAAAGCGGTCGGCAATCGCGTTACCATTTACCGGCAGAACGTCACGCGTGCGAAGGTCGGTTTCAATGTCGGCAAGAACGCCAGCAAGGTTCCGTTCACTCGCAAGCGGACATCGAAAGGCGGCATCGGAATCGGGCCGCGAAATGTTCACTGGTATATCACTGGCACAGGCGAGCGATGGCGATACGGAGATCAGGGCAGGTCAGCATCTGGTAAACCGCTGAGTCTGAGACAACGGCGAGCATCGAGCATTCGCAGACAACAACAGGGCGCAATGCGAACGGGTGTCATGCCAGCACAACAGCCGGGACTGGCGGCAGCCGCTGCAAGGAAATCACTGAGTGAGGTTCGGTCTGTCATGCAACGGGCAGGCGGTCGATATCTGGAAGCACGGGCGAAGAAAATCGAAAAGCAGATGGCAAGAACACGTGCAGCCGCTGCTGAACGACGTTTGTTAATAGCAACCGGAAAGGGTTGAGAGATGGCCAACAAAGTACCAAGCAAAGGCACCGCGCTTCTGATGGAAATCACGAGCGTTTACACAGCCTTCCCACAGATTACCAGCCTGAGCATTTCAGGCGAAAAGGCTGAAACAGTTGACACCACGACGCTGGACGGCGGAGCGTCGAAGACTAAAGCCAATACCGGCTACGTTGACAACGCCACGATCAGCGGTGAGTGCCTGTATGATCCGGATGACACGGTTCACACCGCGTTCATCACGAAGGTTCGAGCAGCCGGGACGAACAATTTCAAAGTGACCTACGCTGACGCGACACCGACGAACGAAATCTATTCCGGTCTCGGTCTCGGGTTTGACCGCAGCGTTTCGCCTGCGGACGTGTTGCGAGGTTCATTCACGATTGAAACGACCGGGGCTGTCACCTGATGAAGGCCAGGTTGCATCTTCAGCAGTTCTGCGACGTGTCACAAGTCACGCCAGAACTGCAATCGTTGGTGTCATGGGTTCCCGGCAAAGACGCTGCCGGGAAATCCGTGAGCGTTGCTGTGTACGCGGCGGGCACTGTGTTTGAGGGGCCGATAGCGTTGCAGCTATGCAGGACAGGGCAGGCGGCACCAGCAGACGACGAATGTGCCGAAGCCCTGAACATGACTCAGCAACAGATTGATGTGTTGCGAGTCGAATACGAGATGAACAATCTCGGGATCAACAACAAAGGCGACCGCGATTTGTATCGTGCTGGCGTGATTCTTGGGTACAATGCGGACCTCACGTACAAGCGTGGGCCGAAGTGGGACGAATACCACGCGGCGAAAGCGAAAATTGAAGGCGAAGAAATATGAGCATCTTTGACAGGTTGAAGCGGCGGCAATCGTTGCCAGTTGGTGACACAGGTTTACACGTTCAGGAATTGACGTTCCGGCAAATCAACACGGTTGCCGCACTGACCGACGCCGACGCGAAAACGTGGTTGAGTCTGGCGTATTGTCTGGTTGATGAACATGGGATCAGGGCATACAAAGAGACGCCAGACGAAACGCCAGAACAGTTGGCCGCACGCGTGAAGGCGGACGCCGAAGATCAGGTTACGCCGGGGCTGCTGAATGCGATCATGCGAGCGATGGAAAAACTCAGCAAGCCGGTGGATGGGGAAGCCCTGACAAAAAACTGAGGCGAGACTTCGAAGCGAAGTTTGCGGCGGAGTTCGCGCGAAGTCTCGGTAGGTTTGATTGGTGGAATCTGAGGGAAGAACATACGCCGTTTCAGTGGCAGGTTCAATTAGCCATGTACGTAGCAGCGCCATGGGGTGAACGTCGTGCCGATCTCAGGCAGGCAATCAGCACGGCTAATCTGATGGCCTGCCAGATGACGGCAGAGAATGCCACGTCTGAATGGTTCAGCGACACGGTACAGGCGTTGACGGATTATCTGCCGACAGGTGACGACGGGCCGGATTACAGAGCCTTAGCAGCGATAAGGGCAAACGATGGAGAGCCTCGGTGATCTGGTTGTGAATCTGGTGGCCAATTCGCAGGGCATGGCGACCGGCCTGAAACAGGCTGAGGGATACCTGACCGCCTTTGCGTCTGCTGCTACCGCCTTCGCCGCTGCAAGTGTTGCGAGGTTCGTCCAGGTTGGTTCCGCCTTCGACGACATGGCACAGCGAACAGGCGTTGCTGTCGAGGCACTGAGCACGTTGAGTTACGCCGCGAAGCTGAGCGATACCAGTATTGAGGCCGTGCAAGGTGGCCTCATGAAGATGGCCAAGTTCATGGGCGACCTGCGCGGCGGATCTGATGAAGCCGCGAAGAAGTTGCAGGCGTTGGGCATTTCAGCCACTCAGATTCTGGCAGCGAATCCAGAACAGCAGTTTAAGATTTTTGCGGATGCAATCGCCGGAATCGAAGACCCGTCAGAGCGGGCTGCGGCTGCGATGGAGATATTCGGCAAGGGGGCTGGTGAGTTGTTGCCGTTGCTTCAGCAGGGCGGGCAGGGAATCGAGACCCTTCAGGAACAGGGCCGCGAGTTTGGCGCGTACATGAGCACGGAGGTGGCACAGTCTGCCGCACAACTCGGGGACGGAATCGACAACCTGACAACCGCATTCACGGGGCTGGCTGTGCAGGTCGGTTACGTGTTGTCGAAAGCCCTCGTTCCGTTGTTAAACACGGTGGCGAAACTGGTTGCCGAATATAGCGATTTCTTCGCAGCGATTGCAGTTACCGCGGCGGCTGTTGGTGGTGTTGTTTTGGCGATGAAGGCCGTGACACTGGCGACACAGGCTTACGCGAAAGCACAGGCCGTCGCATTGGCCCTGAGCAGTCCAAAAGGCTGGATCATTCTGGCCGCTGGGTTGGCCGCTGCTGCATTCGCGACAGCCGCACTGACTTCTGAATTTGAAGCGCAGAACGCCGAATCAGAGCGGCTACAGCAGAACCTGGCACAGCAGGCGAACGCGGCAAAGAATCTGCCGAAACCGCAGCAGGGCAAATCTGATCTGGACGCACGCGCCGAACGACTGACCGAATTCCAGAAATCACTCGACGCGATCAACACACAATCAGCCGAAGGCCAGGCCGAAGCCCTGCGGCAAAAAATCGCACAACTGTCTGATGACTTTTTTGTTCTGAGCAAAAACAGCCGAACGAACCTGACGCCGGAGCAGTTCGCGGAATACAAGCAAGCCGCGATCGACGCATTCACTGGCGTAGGAGAGAAGACCAAAGAACTGCAACAGGAACTGAGCATTCTGCGAGGCGAGACAACCGCACAAGAAATCGAGTTTCAGCGAATGTTGTCAGCAGGTGCCAGCAACGCACAAATCGAAGCCCTTCGACAGATGCAGGCCGAACGGGATAAACTACTCGCCCAACAGGAAGAGGAAGCGAAACGGCAGGCCGATATCACGGCAGCCGCCGAACAAAGCAAAGCGGCACTCGAAGCCGAAGTCGATGCAATCAAAGAATCACTGAAGACACCTGAACAGAAGCTGGATGAGCGATTGAAGCGAATCAACGAACTCGGAAAGAGTGGGCAACTAAACGTCATGGAAGTGGCGTTGGCACAATCACAAATTCAGAAAGAGCGGGACGCACTGAAACAACAGAACGCACCGACAGCGATCAATGCCGAGCCGCGTTTTGCGGGCGCTGCAATGCGTGGAAGTGGGGAAGCGTTTTCGACTATCCTCCGTAGCATGGGCCGCAAAGATCCAAACGTGGCAGCGACCGAAAAGCAAACAAAGGATCTGGTTGCAGCGATGGCAAAAAATAAACCTGAGTTTCAAGTGGCGGAGGCGTAGCGATGACTGTGACCTATGTCGGACCACTACCAGACGGCGAAACTGCCACAAACGAACTAGGTGTGCGGCGATATACTCGTCAGTTTCAACTGACAGCTACAAGCCACACGGAAGGACCGTACACCGTCGGCAGCAATGCTAGTTTGCCGAAGATCGGGTCAGTTCATTACGAAGACTCAGGGGCGTGGTGTCGATCGTTGACGGTGGCACGAGCCGCGACAAAAGACAAGTTCAACTGGGTTGTCACGGCGAACTATGACAGCAGTTTCGAGCTGACAGAAAACCCACTTTCGCAACCTGCTCAAATCAGTTGGGACGGCGAAAACTTTGAGGAAGTCGCGATCTTTGACCGAGATGGAAAAGCGGTTCTGAATAGTGCTGGAGATCCGTTCGAAAACCTATTCCGAGAACGTTCGCGCCGTGTTGTCAACGTGGTGAAGAATGTGTCCGCTGTTCCTGACTGGATCATCACCAGCGAGGATGCTGTCAATTCGTCTTCGTTTGTTCTCGATGGGTTCACTATTCCGACTGGAAAAGCCAAACTGTCAGCACCGCGTCTGGGGCCGTGGCAAAAGCGAAACGGCTACACCTATCGCGAAATGACGATGGTGATGAAACTGAACAAGGACGGCTGGGCATCACAGCCACTTGACGCGGGATTCCGGTACAAGAGTGGGACCGACAGAAAGATCATCACGAACACAGACGGCACGCTGCCGACTTCGCCAGTATGTCTGAACGGAGCCGGGGCAGTTCTCGCAAATCCGTCACCGGCGAATGCGGTTTTCGGTTCATTCAATTTGTACCCGGCTTATGATTTCAATTTACTCCCGCTGATCTGAGGCGATACGATGGCAAACGAAATCACAATCACGATCTCAATGGAACGACGGCACGCGACGAACACGGCGGACACGCACGTATTCCCGGCGTTGCGGAAACAGTACGACCAAAGCGGCACAGGTCAGGACGACCGGAAGCACACCATCGGAACGACAGAAGAGAGCATCACGTTCACCGACATCAGCACAAACGGTTTTCTGCTGCTTCAGAATCTGGACACGACGAATTACGTTCAGTGGGGTTTTGCCGCTGGTGTGTACGGTGGCAGACTTCGAGCCGGAGAAACTGCCGGGCCGTTTCGATTGGAGCCGGGAGCGACGTTGTACCTGAAGGCAAACACAGCAGCGTGTAGAGTCCGGGCGATTCATTACGAAAGCTGATGCGATGGCTGAAGTGCCGGGATATCTGATCGGGCCGAAGTTGCTGGCACAAATCCAGTCAGCGGTCAGGCATTACGTGAGCCTGTACGGTGGCGGCGATTCAACACGACCACGGCAGCAGGGCCAGGAACGACGCTGGGCCGTTCTGGGCGAAGATTTGTTGGCCGCCGTCGATAGCCTGACCGATCCATCAACAGCACAGGCAAACTTTGTCGCACGAAAAGCGAACGGCGATTTTGAGATTCTGTCTGAGTCGGTCACGTTGGTGAATCGGTTTGAAAACATCAGCATCGACGCGGGCACGTTGGTTGGTGTTGAATGGATGGCGGGCGAGTGGACGCCATACAAGGCCGACTGCCCTGCCATGTCCGCGAGTGCCAGCGTTCCCGCTGGTGGTGGTGGTGGTTCAACACCTCCGGCGGAGAGTCTCTGATGTTGCTGGGATGTTGTCATTGCGGGCAGGAGGAATCGGTTCCGTCGGTAGCGTCTGGGTTTGTCCAGCCGTCCACGTGGTCAGAATCATTTCCGAGCACGAGCACCTTCCCAAACAGCACGGACTATTCCGGGGCGTATGGTTCCCCGTGTCCGTCGTGTTTGGGCGACGTGATGGCGGATTCATACGGCGTGGATCTGGGACCGATGACCGAGCACAGCGGACCGGTTTTCAATCCGCCGTCTGACTGCATGAGTATGCTGTATGCGACACCGTACCGAGTAAATCCGACTATCTGGTTTACTCCTGAACAATACACTTATACTTGCCAGTTTTCAAATCAGGCACGCTATCCGACATCGTATGGTTATTTGGGCTGTACAGGCCGCAATGACGACGGCATTGGCAGTTTGTATTGTGCACCAGAGCCGTTGGTTCACATGGCTTTTATTCAGCACGCGGCAACGCCAAGCAGTCCGGTAAAATGGTCAATGGTTGTTCAATTTCAATTCAGCAACCTGTGTTCGCCAAACGCTATAGAAGCGCAACCGCTTCAAAACGTTTTGTATGTCCGTTACGCGTTACGCTTTCAGGAATTCCGGTTTAAGTGCTTGAACGAAATCACACTGCCGTGGGAGACCGCCGGAGGAAATCAAATTAGACAAGATCCGGACGATCCGACGTTGTTTGAACGGGGCGGCTATGCACCCGGCAACAACAACAGTTGGGAGCGACACCGCGGGACATTTCCGGCATCCATTACGATCAGACCGTGGGGCACCTGATGGAAAAGTGCTGCTATCGTGCCGATGTCGGCAAGCCTGACGCGTTTGGCTGTTCACACCCGCGAATCAGGCACACCGGCACCGTACCCGCCGAAGTCTGCGAAGGCTGTTTGTTGCGGCGAGAGCCGTCGTTTTTCACGGCAACCGAGCAACTGTTGAACAGACCGCGGGGAGTGTACGCGCAGGCCCCAACATCCTGCGGCGGATGCGGCACCGTCAAACGACGCGACACCGCAACCCAATTCGTTTGGCCATACTGGCACGGTGGCGCAAACGGTGACGAAATTCGATTCAGCGTCCGGAGTGTCGAGACGTTTTTTGACGGGCCGGTGAAGTGCACAATCGTCGGCGATCGTCCGCCGTGGTATCACGGGCACGTGATTCACCAACCGCGAATTCCCCTCACCAGCAACCACGGATTCCGGGACATGCTGGCGAAAATGTGGACGATGGCCACACACCCAGAAATCGACAGCGAGTTTGTGTGGATGATGGACGACATTTACCTGTTGCGTCCGGTCACGTGGGACGATCTGGACACGCCCCGCGCGTACCCGTGGCGTGAAGACTTGTCGAATAGCTGGCAACGCAGGAAATCGAACACGATGCGAATGCTACGGGAGAGAGGCCGAAGCAATCACGATTACGCTACACACCTGCCGCACACCGTCGAGAAAGCGAAGCTGCGACAGGTCTATGACGAATACGACATGCGACAGAATTGCGTGTTGTGGGAAGTCGTCTACGGAAACACCTTCAGAGGCAGGCCGTATTCCGTTCACCCGTTTTTCGCACGGATCATGCAGAACTACACGACCGAGCAACTCGAGCAGGTGACAGCCGGGGCAAGTGTCCTGAATCATCTGGCGACATGCTGGACGCCAGCGATGAGGGCGTTTCTCGAAAACCGCTTACCGATTGCCACACAAAGCGAATCCATTCAGGCCGGTTATCGGCCTTCGTTTAAGCGAATCGCACGCACGGGGCCGCGAGTCGTTAAACGACGGCCAGCACACACGCACAAATCAAAACAGGTTGCACAATGACCCTTCCACACTACATGCTGATTCAGTCTGCCTACACTGACGCCGGGTTATCTGCCAGGCGTTTGGAAATCACCCGTCATAGTTGCTGGCCGAGTCTTCGCTACCAACACCTGAAGCCGGTGGTTCATGTCGTCGTGAATCCTGCTGACCCGTGGTTGACTGAGCGGAAAGCGTTGTTCGAAGCGTCCGGATGCGAGGTCAGGTTTCTGGAGCGGAATACCTGGCGGCTGTACGGCGAAGACTGGGAACTGCCAGCCGTTCACAAAGTCGTTTCCCGGATGGACGATGACGACGTGATCTGTGCGGAATTCTGTGAAGCCACGAACGCAACGGCACCGGCATTCGGGGACTGCGCTTTGATCTGGCCGACGGGTTACGTATTTTGGCGGTCAGCAGCGTTCAGCCTGACACACCCGGGGAATCAGTTTGTTTCACTGGCAACCACGAGCCACGACCCGCATGAGGTGGGGCACTGGAAGTTTGTGAAGGCCTGGCCGTTCCGCAGGGTCAGTGAACGGCCAGGCTGGATCTGGATTCGTCATGGGGACGCGGTGACTTCGACCATCCGCAAGTATCGCCAAACGAGAGTCAACCGAATCGACTCAGCACGAATCCCGATCAACCTGCGGGCGATTGATCGGGCGATTGCGGCCAGCGGCCTGGCATCCGGGGACTACGCCGAACATGCCAGACGGCCAGGGCACAGCGTACCGCCTTCGCAGGCTCTCACGATTCACGGGAGCGATAAAACATCCGTCCACAATTACGGAAGCTTCTACGATGAATTGTGGAACGACCTGAAGCCGTTGCGGATTGTCGAGATCGGAGTATTGACCGGGGCCAGTCTGAGGGCGTGGAAATATGCAACACCAGCGGCAACGGTGA